CATCGCGCACCTCCTTTGCAGGAAGTGGACAACCTTGCCGTTCTTACTGGCAGGCGAATTATAGCACAGTCTGCCGCGCTTTGTCAATTTGCCGCCCACCCGGGCGGCTTTTTTACTTGTTCAGCTCCGCGAGCTTGGCCGCGATGTCCTCGGGGATGGCGCCGGTCGTCATCTTGACGCAGTAGCCGTCCTCGTCGTAGGTGAGCTTGTAGCGCGGGGCGACATAGATCTCCGTGCCGGCGCGGGAAATGTCGCGCGCCATGACGGGCTGCACGATGCTGTTCTTGACGCCCGCCTTTTCGCTCAGGCCCGCGGGGGTATCGGTGACTTCGATGGGTCTGCCGTCGGATGCGATTCTCTTGTAAGTAGCCATAGTTTTTTCTCCTTTTCTTTGTTCAAAATTTATTTATCATCGGCGTATTGTTCGCCGGTGATCTCCTCATAGTCCTGCGCGCTGAGGCTGCCCTTTTTCACGGCGTTGCGCACCATGCCGGCGGTCCACAGCCCTTGCGCGTACCATCTTGCGATTTTCTCTTTCATTTCAGCCCCCCAAAAGCGTGTCGGTCATCATGGCCGTGTAGGTGGTCTGCGCCTCAAGGCGGTCGAGTTGAGTCGGGGCAGGCTCGGGCTTTCCGTCGTCCTCGATGGTGTATTCGCCATTGTAAGCTTCGCTTTTGGCGATTTTCTCATTGGCTTCGCTCCATCCAAGGGACACTTCAGAGAACACCTGCTCAATATTCGGCTGTTCTTCCGTGCCGTGGTTGACCTCCGTGCAGAGTTGGTACTTGATGATTTTCATGGCGTTCCCTCCTTAGTCTGTGGTTTTGATGTAACGCATGGTTGCCACGGTATTGTGCGCCGATAGATCGCTGACGCCAGATACAGAGGCAAGTGTAATTGCGGTGTTGTCCACTCCAATAGTATAATAACCAACATACGGGACTGTATTGCTATTGCTCATCTGTGCCGTTACAGTAACTGGGGTGCAGTTGCTTATGCCATGAGCAACCAGCTTCGATGTGCCAGGAGCTGGGAACTTACCGCAGTCCACCACCTTGACATACACCGGCTTGCCAAGATACCGCTCCGTGGTGCGGTATTCGACGCCGAGGGCGAGCGCTGGGTTTGTATATTCCCAAGGATGCCAAGTCCCGTCCGTGAGTCGCTTTTTTTGCGCATGGTATATCTCGCTCGAAGAACTGGCAAGAACGTTGGCTGGACCATGCCAGTTAACAATTGCATTCCCATTATTTGCAATTCTAATATCGGCAAAACCGCCATTCCTGGAGTAGATGTTCGCCGGATAATCGGCTAACTCCGTGATCCGAATAACTTTATCAGTTCCATCAATAAAAGAATCAACAAATTGTTCAAATTTTGAGCCGTCACTATCATCGAAGATTGAAAAGTTTAAGACTTCTCCGTACCCAAACCCGCCGGGGGCCGCCCCGATGTTCCCACGCGCCTGCTGCTTCTGCGCGTCGGTGAGGCTCTGCGCGGCGTCATAGCGGACGGTGCCCGCGCCCGCGCCGCCGAGCAGCTCGTCGATCTCCTCGCCGGAGTATTGGGAAACGTAATAATCGTCTGGCATAGAGAGCCCTCCTTATACGATGAGCCTGCGCCCGAGGCGGTCGAGCAGCGGCTTTTTGGTGTTGTCGCTCAGCCAGCCCGCGCTGAGCGGCTTAAGCTTGCGGTAGTAGATGATAATGCAGCCGTCGCCGCCTTGCCCGCCGTCCGAGCCACGACCACCCGAGGCGGGTTCGGTGTCCCTCGCGGTCAGAGACGCCTGCGAGACCGATATATTTTCAGACGATGTCTGGCGTGCGTACGCCGTGCCGTTGGAGCCTGCGCCGCCGCCGCCGTGGCCGCTCGTGCCGCCGCAGCCGTAACGGCTCTCCTTGGCGGGAGGCTTTGCGTCTGCGCCCGCGCCGCCGCGCGCCGCCGTGACCGTCGCGAATGCGCTCGAGGAGCCGATATAAGCATCGCCGCTGCCGTTTGCAAGGCCGTCATTTCCGTTGGAGCCTGCCGCCGCGCCGCCGCCGAAGCCGCCGAGCCATCTGTAGCCGACATAACCGTAGGGCGCGATTTTGTAGTCGCCCCGCCCGTCTTCGCCTTCGACCTCATCCTTGTCTTTGCCCGCGGAATAGGTCACACCGTCGACGGTGATGGAGGGACTTGGCCGGTAAGTGTACTTTCCATCGCTCCATGTGTAGCCGTTGCCCGGGCTGCCCGCGATGCCGCTTTTGCCTTTGGCGGCAAAAACCTCGCCCGTGATCGCGTCGGTGTAGCCCGCCTCGCTCGACGAGCCCGTGTCGCTCGTTGCGCTGCCCATTGTGGTCGCGGTACCGGGTGCGCCCGCGTCGTTTCCTTGCGAAAAGACGCCGCCGTAGCCGCCCGTTCCGCAAGCATAGGAGACCTTTGCGCCCGGTACGGCGTCGGTGACGGTTTCAACCAGCACCTTGCCGCCATCGCCCGCGTCTCCCGGCTCGCCGCCCTTGCCGCCCTCCAGCGAGACGCCGCGGTTAAAGCCGACGTAGCGTCTGAGAGCGTCAGATTTCTCGGTCCATGATTTCGGCGTGCGCACGGCGGGGCTTTCGCCCCGATGGCCGCTGCTGCCGCCGCGCCCGCCGCCGATAAGGACGCGGGTGTAGCTCGTCACGCCCTCAGGAACCGTCCACTCGCCTGAGCCTGTGAGGATGACGCGCTCGTCGTAGTATTCCGTGGTTTCCGGCTGCGGAGGGAGAAAGCCGACGAGCGCCGAGGTGCGGGACTTGAGCAGGCCGGAGATCTTCGTCTCGCGCGAGGCGATGCAGGCGAGCGTCTGCTGTTTGTCCCACTCGTTCCAGAGCGAGACGACGTGTCCGGCGTGCTCGGCTGCTGGGTTGACGTCCACGGTGAGCTGCTCGCGGCAGGCGTAATAGGCTGCCATGCGCTGCGCGACCGCAGAGGAGTTGACGAGCGAGACGAGCGTCGCGTCGGTGATCGGCTCAACATTATCCGCTACGCCCTCGGTCACGGTGCGTGTGACGACGCGCCGGTTGTGGACGTAGCTTTTGCCGGTGAGCTTGCCGGTGCCTGCGGAGAGGACGGCGTAGTTCGCGCCGCTCTCGAGGATGGTGAAGCCCTCGGCGGAGAGTGTGTGCGCCGGCTCGTCGAACTCGATCACGTCGCCCTGCTGGGCTGTGCCCTCGAAGAGCGTGACGTCCTCCGTGCCGGCAATGTACTGGTGCTCGGTGACAGCGACCGCGCTGACGGGATCGAGGTGCTTGACGTGAATGTTGCGCGAATCAACGGAGTTGAAATCAATGACGCTCGCCGTACCGTCCCACAGCTTCTGCACGCGCAGCGTGCCGTTCTCATCCGTGTGCAGCCACGCGCCGATGGCAAACAGAACCTGCCGGAGATTGTCACGGGCTGAGGCGATGGGCAGCCAGCCGTAGAGCTTAATATTGCGGTAGACGGTCTCGATGAGAATGGGAATGTCGCCGCAGATCTCCGCGACAGCCTCGGCGACCGTCTGCCCGGTGTAGATGCCGCCGCGGTGTGGCCGGACGATCAGCAGGCCGACTGCGGAGAGCGCGGAGAGCGTGTAGAGCTTCGGACCCACGCGCGTGACGCTCTGCAGATGGTAAGTGCCCACGCGGCGGCTGGAGCGGAAAAACTCGACCTTTTCGTTTTTGTCAAAGTAGCGAATCGTGCCCGATTCGGACAAAACGGTGATATCGAGCGTGTCGGCCTCGAGTGCATCCGCGCGCAGCTCCTTATACTCGCCCATCGTGCCAGGCGTGTCGAGATCAATGCGGTCGTTCTCAAAGAGCATTTCATCTCTATATTTTACAGCGTTCAATCCCATTACTTTGACCTCATTATGACACGGAAGCCCCTCCACCAATGCGTGCCGCTGTCGTCGAGCAGGACGGAGACGGTGTCGACCGTGGGGTGCGCGGTGATGGTTTTCTCCGCGCCGGTCCAGAGGTCGAAGTAGCGGAAGAGGACTTCGTTTTTGAGGCACGCCGTCAGCAGCGCGGTGATGCGCTCGGTCGGCGCGTCGTTGGTGGTGCCGACGATAGTCGGCTTGATGGCGAGCAGGTCGCGCAGCTCGTCGCCCGAGCACATGAGAAAGCCGTTCTCGCCCTCGCGGAACTCGTAGGTGACCTCATAGCCGTACTTGTGGAACAGGTCGGTGAAGTCCTGCCCGTCCACGATAAAGGGGTATTTCGCCATCAGGTGCCCTCCTTTCCTGCAAGCGGCTTGCCGCGTCGGCGGCCCTCGGCCTGCATGAGCGGGTACTGCTTGCGCGCGAGTGTCTGTCCGTCCAGCTCGAGCGTGACGTCAATGGTCACGTTCTCGCGCCGTGCGGCGCTCTGTGCGGTCGCGGGAGACGGGGCAGGGGGAGATGCCACCGGAGCGCCGGACGCGCCGTAGCGCGCGGCAGAGCGCCAGAGCGCGGCCTCCTGCGCGTTGAGCACCGCCTCGTCCGCGTGGAGCTCGGCGAGATAGCCGTCGTAGGGCACGCGGTCGAGCCCCGCGGCGTGGGAGCCGGAGAGATGCTCGCGCAGCCTCGCCTCGGCGCGGTAGCGGGAGAGTTTTGAGGTGGACGAGCGCTCCACATTTTTCTCGTTTGCTTCCTCGCGTGCCTCGCGGATCTTCGAGATCAGATCACTAATAGCAGTGATCGCAGCCGTTACGCCCTCAACAATGTCAGCCGTGAATCCGACGATGCCAGCCGCAATGGGTGTCAGCAGCTCGCCCAACCGCGCCATCGCCGCGTTGAGCTCCTCCTGCGAGCGGTTCATTTCCATAATGTCCTGGTTGGCGTCCTTCCACGCCTGACCGGTCTCGCGCAGGCCCTGATTGGCGAGCTGCACGAGCACAAGCTGCGCACGCTCGGATGTATCGGCGCAGGCTTCGAGCTGCCGGTTGAACTCGTCCTCATTGACGCCCGCCCAGTTGAGCACGTCCGCGAAGACGCCGGTGACCTTTCCGGCCTGCACGGTCTCATTGATGGCCTCGGAGAGACTGTCGATCGGGATCGAGTCGCCGTAGGTCGCCCACGCGCCGATGACCTCGTCAATAAGGACTTTGAGGTCTTCCTGCGCGAGGCCGAGGGCCTGCAGGTTTGCCGTCGCGGTCGCGGCGGTCTGCGTGTCCCCGAGTACGGCCTGCAGCTCTTGGTAGACCTGCGCAGTCTCCTCGGCTGTGTAGCCGGCAGCCGCGCTGGAGACCTCAAGCGTGCCCATGATCTTGCGGTATTCCTCGGTCGATTCTACGATCTCAAAGATCGCGTCTTTGACCGCCTTTGCGCCTGTGACGATGGCGCTGCCAACCAGCAGCCCCTTGAGGTTGCTGAGCGCTGAAGTTACGCCGCCAAGGTTAAAACTGCCGTCCTCGTTGCGCAAGCCCTTGAGTGCGCCACCGATGCCGCCGAGGCCATCGTCGAGATCATCGGTTTTGCCTGCGGCATCCTTGACCGCCTTGCCGTAGCCGTCGATGCTTTTCGCGCAGCCGTCCGCGCTGTCCTCGGCCTCCTTGAGCAGTTTGTCGTTTTCGCTCAGCTCGCTGTTGAGCTTGGCGAGCGCGGTCTCCGCGCTGAGCAGCTGCCTGCGGTAGCTGTCGGTGCGAGCGTCATTTTCGGTGTAGGCCTGCTTTGCTTCCTCAAGCGCATCTTTGAGCGATTCGACCTTGACGGTCTGCTGCTCAATAGACTGCTTGAGCTGGTTGTGCTTGGCGCGCAGTGCCTCGGAGCTATTCGCCTGCCCCTTGAACTGCGCGTCGACGAGCTTCATTTCCGCGCCGAGGTTGCCGAGCTCGCGGTTGACCGCGGCCAGCTGCTTTTTGTATTCTTGCTCGCCGTCGATGGCGAGCCGCGTGGTGATCTGGCGTACTGCCATCACGCACCCTCCTCTCTTATCAGTCCGCGCCGCCGCTCCTCAAGCGTCTGCAGGTCCATGACCTGCCCGGGCGTGAGCAGCAGCCCCTCGCGGACGCTCAGGCGCAGGAACTGCGTGAGCAGCTGCATCCAATGCGCGCGCGTCACGGAGATCCCGTTTTTTTTTGAAGCTCCACAAGGCCGAGGTCAAGGTCGCCCGTCTCTTTCTCCTCGCGCCGGAAGCCGAGGACGATGGCGGCGAGGATGGCGTCCTTCGCTGCGGCGACCTCGTGCGGGGCGAGGTTGACGCGGAAAAACTGCTCGGTGAGGATGGGGCCGTGCGTCTGGCCCTGCCAGCGCCGATAGAGCTCGCCCTGCTCGGAAAGCTTTGCGAGGTAATAGCACACCGCCTCGAAGCTTTTCTTGCCGCTGCCCTTGATGGGATCGGTGATAAAGCCCTTGGTGCCGAATTTATCGTAGAGATCGAACAGCGCCTGCCCGTTGAGGCAGAGATACAGGTGCTGCCCGCAGAGATCAACTTCGTGTAGTTTCATATTTGCCTCCAATTTGAGAAAAGGCGCAGCGGGGGCGCTGCGCCTTCCTTGGTGTTCTCAGCCGCCGACCGCGGCCTTAACCTTGCCGTTCACCCACGCCTTTGCGGCGGCCTCGGTCGTGAGCTCGTCGCTCTCGATGCGGTAGTCGCCGGTGTTGCAGGCGTCCACCGAGAGCGTCAGCTTGGGGCTGTCGAGCACGATGGTCTTCTGCTTGGTGTTGTAGGTGCGGCCGTCGAGGCTCGCCTTGACCTTGGGGTAGAAGAGGCCCTTGTAATACTTCGAGCCGTCGGCCTTGATGTTGGTCGTGTAAAAGCCGAGGCAGCCGTAGGGCGCGGTGTCGTTGCTGGAGAAATGGATGTCCTTCGCGCCCTCGGTGCTGTCGATCTGCGCGCCGGTGACGGCCGAGGCGGTCTCGTTGGGCAGTTCCAGCACGCCGACGGCGAGCGAGCCGTCGACAAACTCGCGCACGTAGATCTTGCGCTGATCGTCCGCACGCGCTTCGACCTCGGAGAAGTTGAGCGTTTCGGCGACGCTCATGAGGTCGCCGAGTTTCATCGGCGTGCCGTAGTTGGGCAGCGCGTCCTCCGGCTCGGGGTTTGACGCCGCGAACGGCGCCCACTGGAGATTTTTCGCTCCGTACTGAGGCATAGTTGTGCCCTCCTTTACAGGTTTTTGGATTCGAGGAATTTGTTGTAGACCATAAACTCCGCGGTCGTGGTCTCGTCGGCGCACTTCTCGTTTGCCTTGCGGATAAAGCCGCGCGCCTGAATGGTCTTTGTGCCGTACTCGTTGACGTAGGCGATCTCGGCGTTGCGCGTGGTCGTATTGCCGCGCCGGCGCGTGCCGGTAGGCGTCACATAGATGCCGCGCTCGCCGTTTTTCACCTTGACCTTGCCTTTTTTGATGCACTTCGCCGTGATGCCGGTCGAATAGTCGCGCCTCTGGCGGCTGTTGCGGTAGCCGCCGGGCTTGCCGAGCTTGCGCGCCTCGGCGCGCTGTGCCTCGACCACCACGTCAGCCCCGGCGTTGAGCATCGCGTCATGCACGTTGTCGGGCAGCTCCGCGACCTGCCGCATCGAGAGGACGAAGGTGTCCAGCCCGTCAAAACGGATCTCAGCCACTGCGCTCGTCTCCCAGCCAGCGCCCGACCGCATCGAACTCAAAGACATAGTGCTGTCCTGTGTGGTCGGTCGCGTTTTCGATCAGTGCGGGGGAAAAGTCCTCCGCGGCTGCAAGCGCCGCCCAAAGTGCGCGGCGCGTTGGCACGGTGTTCGCCTTGAGCGGCGCGAAGTAGTGCAGCTGCACGAGCGCGCGCTGCAGCTGCGCGGTGTCGTCGGCAAGCGCCTCGGGCTCGAGCGGAAAATTGAACGTGCAGTACTCCTCCGGCGGCGTCTCGCCCGCCTCTGTGACCAGCAGATCCGGCACGCACACCGGCACGATCGGCGTCACGACCGCGATGATTCTCTCATTCAGCGTCATACCTTGCCCTCCTGCGTGAAGCGCTCGCACCAGAACTCCATGTACTTCCCCTCGTCGCCGTAGGTGTTGACGTAGAGGATGTTGTAGTCGCGCCCGTCGTAGCGGATCAGAAGCCGCCGGTCAAGCAGCTCCGGGTTCGCGCGCGTGAGAAAGCGCACCTTCGCCTCGCCGAACTCGGCGTTTGCCCGGATCAGCTCCGTGCCGCTCGTCTGCGAAAACTGCGCCCAGGTCTCGCGCACGGGCTCCGGCTCGCCGGGTACGTCGTAGCCGTCGGCGTCCTTTGCCGTCGTTTTCCGCAAAAACTGGATGCGCTTCGAGAGCTTTCCTGCGTCGACGTGCATCACGCGCCTCCTTCCGCCGCCTCGCCCGTGCCCGATTCGGGCACGGGTTCGGTCAGCTTGAGCTGGTTGAGCATGAGCCGAACGACGCGGTTCTCGCTGGCGGCCTGGTCGATGGAGATGCCGCGCCGGTCGTACTGCTCAAGCGTCAGAGCCTTGACGCAGAGGAGATACATCGCGAAGCGCGGCGTCCCATCCTCCGGCTTGCTGCACACGCCGGAGAGAAGATAGCCCTCCGCCGCGTCAATATAGCCGGGGAGCTCCGCGTCGTCCGCGTCGACCTTGCAATAGGCGGCGATGTCCACCAGATGCTCCGTCAGCATTTCTTACGAGCCGCTCTTGGGCAGCGTCGCCACGACAACGCCCTTGTCGACCACAAGGTTGCCGCCGACCATCACGTCGCCGAGGATGGTCAGCAGGCGCTCCTGCGCCTTGTAGCTCTCGTCCACGCGCACGGTGAAATCGGAGAAGAGGCCCAGCTCATAGTTGAGCGGGTTGCCGTAGATCATGGTCTGGATCGCGGCGCTCGTGCTCGCGGTCGCGGTGCTTAGGCTGGTGAGGTCCGGGCAGATGGTGTAGGGGATCACCACGCCGCCGTCGCGGATCACGCCGACGTTGGGGTTGGCCATGTCCGGCTCGATGGTGAACAGGCGGCGCTTTTCGTTCGTGCCGCGCAGCTGACCGATGGCCTTGAGGTCTTCCTTGGTGAGCAGCAGGCGGGCGCTGCCGGCGACCTCGGTGTCCGCGCCGTAGGCAAAATAGAGGGTGTCGAGCAGGTTGACGTCCACCGCGCTCACGTCAACGCTGGCGAAGATGTTCGCGCCCGCCTTGTTCTTGGCGATCTTCATGCCGTAGAACACATGGCTGCTCTCACCGTCGCCGTTGACGATCAGCTCGGAGCACTTGCGGCGCATGGCGCGCATCGCCATGCCGTAGATCTTCGCGTAATAGTCCGCGGGGGTCAGGTTGCCGATATTGCGGTCGACAAAGCTCGTCACGCTCATGTCGTAGGGCTTGATCTGCGCCACACCGAAGGTGGGGTCGGTGCTTGCCGTGCGGGCTTTGCCCGCGGTGCTGGCCACCGTGCCGACCTTGGCGTCGAGCTCAGAGATCACATAAGGCTCCTGATACTCGCCCAGGCCGGAGAGGTTGACCACGCTGACCTGGTCGATGATCGCGCTGAGGGGCGCGTCGCCGCCGCGGATGTCGCGGCCTACGCCGGTGGGCTCGGCGAGCGAGGTGGTCGCGAGCGTGATGGCCTTGCGGACCTCCGCCGCGCTGAACTTGACCTCGCCGCCCTTGCGCAGGATCTCCGCGCGCTCGAGAGCCTTGTCCCTGGCCTCGCCCGGAGTATCCTGCTTCTGCATGAACAGGCGGTCCTGCTCGTCGATGAGGGTCTTGACCTCGGTGATCTCGCTGTTGAGGTTCTCGATCTCGGTCATCTTGCTCCGATAGTCCTCGCGCTTGCCCTCCTTAAGCAGGCCCTCGGCCTCCGTGAGCATGCCGGCGCGCTTCGCCAGCAGGTCGTTGTACTTTCTGCGCATTTTTTGCCTCCTTAAAATCTCATTTTTTCAAGCTCCAGTGCGGCCTCGTCCGCCCAGTGCTCGTTGTTATCCGCGCCCTCCGGCGCGTGGGTCTCCTTCATTTCGGCGCCGCCGTAGCGCTTCGCCTTCACCACGCCGGCCTCCGGCTGCGCGGGCACCGCCACGAGGCTCACCTCGTAGGCGTCCGCCGCGCCGTCCAGCTCAAAGTGACAGAGCTGCCCGTCGTACTCTCGGCCCGGCCAGTGCTCGCACAGTGTCTTGCGCTGATCCGCGCCGCAGATCGAGCAGTTGACGTGCTCCACCGCGCAGCCGACGCTGCACTCACGCAGGATGCCGCCCTCGATGGCGGCGATGGTGTCTGCGGTGCTCGCCGTGCGGACCATGTAGCAGCTGAGAACCAGGCGCTTGACCTCGCCCTGGCCTTCCAGATGCGCGTCATAGACGCGCGCAGTCTGCGTTTCCGCGCTCCACTTGTGGTCGCGCAGCACGGGCTTGCCGATGTAGAGCTTGCCGAGCTGTTCGAGCGTCGCCTCGGTAAAGCGCTCGCCGTCGCGGTCGACCTGGTTGTCGCAGGCCGTCAGGCGGAAGGTAAACACCTCATCCTCGGTCAGTTCCCGCAGCGTCTGCTCGTTGATCAGCGCGAGCTCCAGTGCGCCGGCGGCCTCTTTTTCCAGCCGCGCGGCCTTGTAGATCATTTCCATGTGGGTTACTCCTCTCCGGCGGCCGCGCCGCCGTTTCTCTGCGCACTCAGCTCCGGCCACAGGTCAAGCGGCACATAGTTTAGGCTCGCGCGCCTGCGGTTGCCGCCCGGCACGTTCGGCAGATCCTCCAGCGCCGCGATGTCGTCGGGACTGAATACGCTCAGCTCGCTCATCGTGCGGTACCAGTTCGCGCGGCTCGCTGTGTCGCCCTTGAGCTCCGCCATCATGTTGATGCGCAGCTCCAGCCCCGCGGCCAGCTCGCTGTCGGTCAGCAGCTTGTAGCTCTGCTCCTCCTCGTACTGGGTCACGATGGGGTGCAGCGTGCTGACGACATACTCGATCGCGTTCTGCTCATTGCTGCCGTAGGCCTGCTTGCCCTCATTGAGCTTGTAGAGCGGCACGCCGAAGTAGCGCGCAATGTCCGTGATCGACAGCTGCTTGTTTTCCACAAACTGCGCGTCGCGGTTTGTCCCCGCGATGCTCGTGTACTTGAGACCGAGGTCGAGGATCGCCGTCCGGTGCGCCTTGCTCGGCCCCATGTGGACGCGCTCCCACTCGGCGCGCAGCCGGTCCTTCTTGGTCACGAGCGAGCCGTCCGCCGCCTTGACCGGATTTCCCTTGGTATCCAGCACATAGCCGCCGAGGTCGGTGTCGGTCTCCAGCACGCCGCCCGGCTGCCCGCCGTTGGCATAGTAGCTCAGCTCATACTCCTGCGCGGCCCGCGCCGCGGCGATCACCTCGCCGGCGCGCGTCACCGTGCCGAGACCGAGCAGGCCGTTGCGCGTGGCGTTCTTGTAGTGGCAGATGTCCTCGTTAGGCAGCCGCATCACCTCGCCGGAAAATGGATGCGTTACGTCGTACCACACGCGCCCCGCCATGTCGTGCCAGGGCTGCACCAGATACCACGGTACCGGGATCAGCTCCACCGGCTTGCCCGTGCGCTCGTCGCGCACGATCCAGTCGTAGCCGTTGCCGCCCTCCAGGCGGCTCGTCTCCAGCACCTTCTTGCGAATGAACGGGGTCATGGCCTCGTTCGGCCGGATGTTCAGCAGCCGCAGCAGCTCGTGGTCCGTGCGCTCGCGCGTCCTCGTGTCGATCACATAATTCGGCAGCTTCGCGATGCTGTCGCTCAGCAGCTCAATGCAGCGGTCGACCGCGCTGAGCTTGCGCGCCGCGCTCTGCGGGTCTTCGCCGACGGCCAGACCGCCGGAGGCCGTCAGGCTGCCGACCGTTACGGACTTGCTCACGGTGGGCGAGCGTGCGGTCGCCGCGCGCAGGCCCTTGATGATGCTCATGCTTGACCATCACTCCCTTCGTCGTTTGCACTATCGTCAAAGCCGTCAATGACGGCCATTGCGATCAAAAGAATGCCGCCCACGATCAAGCCGGCCGGGATATAGATCATCCCCGCGCCTGCCGTAATGAGCAGCACGCCGAGCAGCAGCGCGGCGTCTCGCAGCTTTTCCACAGCCTTCCTCCTCACAGCGTGAAGTCCGCCCGTGCCACCGCCGCAGCAAGATCGGGCTTCTGATTCCTGGCAACCATCCACACGGCCATCACGATAATGCTCGCGACCGCCGGGTCGATGCGCCCCGTTGATTTATTCTTGAGTGGTTTGATGTTGCCGTTTCCGTCCGCATGGCAGCGGACGTTGCCAAAGGTCCAGCGGAAGCAGGTGTTGTGGACGTGCAGCAGCGTGTGGCGCTGCATCATGTCGTCCGTCTCCTTCATCGCCGGGCTCATGTTCTTGAGGTCCTGCGGGATCTCGATGATCGGCACGATCGGCGCGAGCCGCTGCGTGATGGTCCGGCTCAGATACGGGTCAAAGCCCACCATGCGCAGGCCGTAGCGCTCCCGCGCCTCGCGGATGCGCTCCTCCACCGCACCGTAGTCGATGACCTCGCCGGGGCAGAGGTCGAGGAAGCCGGCACGCGCCCAGTCCCGGTAGGGGACGTGGTCGCGCTTTTCCGCCTCGTCCACCGTCGCCTCGGGCCGCCAGATGCCATAGGGCAGCAGCACCGCCGCGTCCAGCCCCGGCTGGGGCGGGAAGAGCAGAACAAAGGCCGTCAGGTCGCGGCTTGTGGAAAGGTCCACGCCGCCGTAGCAGAGCTTGCCGTCCAGCTGCCGCAGCCATTCCTCGCGTTCGCGTTTTTTGCTCGGCCCCCATTGCGTCTTATCGTAGAGGTTGAGCGAGATCCATCCGACCGACTTCGTTGTGATCCATTGGTTGAGCCGCAGCCATCGGAAGACGCGCTCCTCGGCTTCGCTGCGCTTTGCGCTCACCGCCTCCATGCGGATGTTGCGCAGGCTCAGATGCTTGCCGAGCGAGGGGTTGCAGAGATACCACAGGCTCTCGTCCCAGATGTCGAGTTTTTCCAGGTCGTCCGGATCATCGCCGAACAACGCCGTCAGGCCGTAGAGGATCGGCAGCCAGTTTTCCTCGTCACGGCCGAGCAGCTCGGTCTCCGCGTCCGCAAGGTCCTCGTCCCCGACATGCCGGAGGGAGAGGACCGAGCGAACGTCGCCGCCATCGTTCCGGATGCGCCGCAGCTGCCGCGCGTCGCGGATGCCCACAGCTTTCTCGTGGATTTCCCAGCCGATGGAGCTGCGGTCGGGGTCATCGCCCGCGGTCGTCAGCACGATCCATGCCGGCTGCCGTCGGCTCGCGCCCGCCGCGCCGGTCATGACGTCCCACAGCTCACGGTTGGGCTGCGCGTGCAGCTCATCGAAGATGACGCAGCTCGGCTTGTAGCCGTGCTTGCTGTACGCCTCGGCGGAGAGGACCTGCAGAATGCCGACCGTGATCCACTTGTACCCGCCGTTGCCGGTCTTCACGCGCTTGCGGTACTCGATGCGCTTGCGGCTCTCGATGGGCCGCAGCTCGCCCTGGGCGATCATCTTCGCCGTCCACGGCGCGCTCGTCGCCATAAAGATCGCCGCGTTGTAGACGATCGAGGCGTTCTCCTTGTCCGCCGCGCAGACGTAGACTTCCGCGTTCAGCTCGCCGTCCGCGAAGAGGTGATAGAGGGCCAGCGCCGCGGCCAGCTCGCTTTTGCCGTTCTTCTTCGGGATCTCGAGGTAGAGGTACCAGTACCGGCGCAGCCGCTCCGCGCTCTCCTCCGTGCCCGATTCGGGCACGTCCATCGTGCCGTAAAATTCCATCAGCGCCCCGCGCTGCCAGTCGTAAAGGCAGAAGGGCTTGCCCGTGTCGGTCGTCGGCAGGCGCTCGACGAAATCGCACACAAACTGCCCCGCCTCGCGGTCGAAAACGTATGCCATACTATAGGCTCCGCGCCAGCGCGTCCGCCTGCCGCTGCCGCAGCCGCTCCGTGAACTCATCCGTCCCGCTCCCCGGCGTGAACGCCGCCGCGGGCAGATTGCTCGGCAGCACCAGCCGGCAGCGGCTCGAGACCGTCAGGCCCATGTCGTTCGCGCAGTTGCGCGCCTGCTTAAAGTAGCGCTCCTGCACGCGGCCCCAGCCGTCCGCCGCCTCTAAGTCGCGCGCGTGGCCCGGCGCCTGAGTCAAGGCCCGCTGCACCTCCGCCGTCGCGCTGATATACTCGTGGTGGGCGACCAGATAGCGCCCGAGGTTGTCCGCGTCGAGGTCGGTGTAGAGCCCCACGTCGATGAGCTGCTTGCCGATCGCGCGAAACTCGCGATGCAGCTCCTTGGGCAGCCATTTGGGCGGCTTCGCCCGCTGCGGCGCAGGCACCACCACCTCACGGTCGCGCCGCGCGTCCTCCTCGGCGCGCGTCAGGTGCTTGCGCCCGTTTCTTACGACCAGATCGGTTGGTTGTCTTGCTCCTGCCATCTCCGCGCTCCTTTCTGCGCTGCCGCCGAATATATCGCTCCATGTCCTGCTTGAGATACGGGCTTGCCGTCGCGGCCATAATCCGCTCGGCCTCCTGCACGGTCATACGGCACCGCCGTGCTTCCCAAGGCTTTTTACAAGCGCCTTTTCGCGGTCAGATAATGGCCAAATGATTTTTCCATCCGCTGACATGCGGGAGTTTTGCTGAGATTCAGAAATGGCAGCCAAACGTGCGCTCATGACTTCCAACGCAGCTTCTTCTGCTTTGGATTTCTTAGCAGCCGCCGCCTCTGACAGCAAGAAGCCGCCGCCAAAAATGGCCTTGCCTTTTTCCTTTTGGGCATCCAGAGCTCGTGTAAATTGAAGATCCTCATCGGAAAAACACAATGACTGGCCATGCTTCGCAAGGTCAAAATCCTGAACGCATAAAACGTTGCGCGGATAAATGTACCCCGGAAGCTCAATCCGGGATTCACCCCGGTTGCGCTTGTCAGCTTCATCTATCAAAGAAAACAACTCCCCGGAGATCTCCACACGCCACCCCCCCAGATTTGTGACAAAGGACGTATTGACGCGAGCACCGTTTTCGTACGTAACTGAGGCCGAAACGGGCACGTAGTTTGATTTTCCCGCATTTGTGGAAAACAGCGTCAGCGCTGGAGCAAACAAGAAGTAGCGGATGCCATGCTCATCAAAGAATCTGCAAATCTGCGAAAGAATAGAAAATGGCGGGTTGTCGATCACCACGCAGCCGTCCGGGTAGGTCTCGTGCTCATAGTCGCCTCCGGGGTAAAATGGCCGAATCACCGGCGCGCCCTGCAAGCCGTAGTGCGCCAAAGCCCAGTCGCGAATCACCTCGTAGATGTTCTGCGGCGTGTAGCAGTCGTCGGTGGTGAGTTTCGGCTTAAATTTATCCACAAATTTCGCATAATCCTCGCTGCTTTCGCTCTCGACATCTCCCCAAAAGTTGTTTCCTTCTGCCGCTGGTTTCGTCCGCTCGTGGGCGCTGACATGGATCGTCTCGATCTCGTCCATCGTGAAACCGGTCAGCGCGGTGTCAAAAGAAAGGCTGTTTAGCTCTTCCATTTCAAACTTAAGCCGCGCCGCGTCCCACTCGCCCGCCTCGGCAAGCCGGTTGTCGGCGATGATGTAGGCGCGCCGCTGAGCCTCGCTCAGGTCGCTCACCGTCACATACGGGACCTCGGTCATGCCTTCGGCCCGCGCCGCCTCGACGCGCCCATGCCCGGCGATCAGGTTCTTGTCCTCGTCGATCAGCACCGGCGATACGAAGCCAAACTCGCGCAGGCTGCGCCGCAGCTGCTCGATCTGGTCCGGCCCGTGGATCTTCGCGTTGTTCTCGTAAGGGATCAGCTCGTCGATGCGTATTGTCGGCAGGTCCTTAACCGCCACGCGCACCGGCGTCTGCCCTGCTGTCTGCTTCTTTCCCATGCCTTGCCTCCTGTCGATATCTCCGATGCAGTCCCCGGCCCTCGACGAGCGAGAGCGCGGGGGACAGAACCGTGAAGGCTATGGCCGGCTTCAAGAGCCGGGGACCACACCGGACGCTTTAGTATCCGCCCCACCGGGCCTACGTCAATACACCACGCATC